CTGCTGTAGCGGCGAGGCCGGTAGTCGGCACATTCGCGGCTGCGGAGACTGCAACGCTACCTAGCGCCGAAGTTCCAGCTACGCCTGTTACAGCAACATTAGCTTCTCCGGTGACCGTTACAGAGCCAACACCACCTGTGGCCGCGATACCAGTGACAGAGACCGGAACAACACTGTTCCACGCCCCTTGTCCCCATGTACCTCGACCCCAACCCGTAATGTTAGCCATAACGGACTCCGTTAGGCGATGCGGATGATCGCGTTACTCGCGTCAGCAGTTGGGAACTGAATCGTGAAATCACCAGCAGTTGATGTCTTGTCTGCACCAAAGTTCAGAACAACAACGGCGTCTGTGGTGCCTGAACCACCAGCAGTCGTGCTGTTATAGATTATCGCACCTCGCGCCGTGACACTGGCGTTAGAAAACGTCAAATCGGCAAAATCACCAAAGGCTGTTGTGCCAGATGATACTGGAGTGACGCTAGTCAGAGCGGCTCCGCCAGCGGTATAGTTTGTACCACTAACTTCGTTAGATGTAGAATAATCCGTGGTTGCTGCATCAAGAGAAGCAGAACTTGTGAAAAGTGCTAGTTTGAAAGTGTGACCTGACGATGCGGTGAAGTTGTGCTTACCTTGAAGCAGTTCCACCTTAAAAGAGGTACACATTGCTTGTGTAATAGCCATTACAGTCTCCTTATAGCTTCGGCTAGTTCTGGATGCCCAGCATCCGATAACGCATTGTATATCGTAGTTCGATCACTACGAATAGCTTCACGCATGTAAAAGGCTATTGTTCGTTCAATATGACCTTTGAAAGCGTTGGCTTGATCTCGGATACCAGGATGTGCGGTGTCCGACACAGAAATAATCTTTTCTGCACAGCGTGAAGCGACCTCTTCCGAGGTAAAACCTCGGTGTTCTGTAGTCTTCACGTTTACTACGGGAGTGTCCGGCAGATCAAAATTCATCTTGAACATTAGGTCTTCTCCCTAACAACAAGTCCTTCACGATATGCGTCTGATGTTTCAAGCCCTTCACCGAAGTTCTTGAGACGCAGAAGAGCCTGCTGAAACTGTTGATTGTAGTTTTGAAGGACATCTGGTTCGCCCTTCATAAATGTATATGCCTCAATCAAAGACCCGTACAAAAGCGTCATTGGGGCGTTTGTACTTAGCCATGTAGTTCCGCCCCCCGCTTGCGCTGTAAGACTAGCAGGGCGATAAAAGTAGTGTAGTTCGACTGCTAGATTCGCGTTTGGCGTAGGGGCAATCAGAAAGTTAGTGATGTCAAAGAACGCATAATACTTCGGGAACCCAGTTGTTGTGGCGTCCGGAGTATACTCCTGTAAGAAGTTTACATCCTTATACAACAAGAAGGTCTTATCACTCGTTGTGGCGTCTGTAACAGACAGAGAAAACGGAGCCAAGAAATCCGCTGGGCAGTTCAAAAACTGATTGTTTTGTGTCAGCGTGGCAGTCTGATTACGGCGGAAGAAAGTAAGACCTACGCTTTTTAATACACGCTCTTCTGCTTCAGTGATGAATATGTCCAAGTTGTTGACGAAAGTCGTTTCCTGATTCTCGCAATAATCCTGAATCGCCTGTTTCAGCTCATTGTATGTAAAACTCATGCTGTCACCACCGTGACGCTACCAACGGCGCCCGTCCCAACTAGATCATTTGTGTTCAACCCACCGTTGTCATACAAGCCCACAGGATTCCAACCCCACTGAATCGTTCTAGTGTCTACTAGCGTGGGATCTGGTCGTGGATTACGAAGAGCCTGCGGGTCGATCACTTTGCGTCTTGGGTCAAGCTGGGGATGCTTTGACTCATACTCATCGTGCCCAACCTTCAAGCCGTTCCATTCAACCTTCATGTCCCGCAAGCGATAGCGGAATCCGGAACGATCAGATATTCCATACGCATCTTTTCCGGAAGCATAGTTACCCATTAGACCCTCAGATACTGAATGTCAGGTTGAAGTTTCAACGAAACTCTATCTTCGTCTTCGTCTGCGGCGCGTTGGAACTCTTCCTCATACACCGTTTTGAGCAGCTGAATCCGTTCTGGAGCCTTTTTTAGTGCAATGTAGTACGCCATCCCAGCCACCGCACAAGGCAGAAAGCGAAACGGTAACTCGACATCGTTAACTAACGCATCCGCATCCTCAAGGCGGCGGATGTAATAATAAACGATCTGATCTGTGCTATTCTCTGGCGTAGGCCAAAGCGTAATCTGCGGCAGGACCTGCCGATTAAAGTAAAACTGCGATGGACGACCCTGTGTCGTCTTTGTAGGCACCGAAAGATAGTCCCCTCGACTAATCTTGTTCAAATCATAGTCCGTTCCGCTACGGCGCAACGCAACTTCAAGCAGATCGACAACATCCGCCGTCAGCGTCTCGGTAGCCTGACCTTGGGTCAACGTAATCGTTGCTTGACGCACAGTCCACAGATTCACGCCTCTGTTCGCCCAGTCAGCAAACATTAGATTCATAGACCGCCGTGCAGTGCGTGCGTCATATCCAGTGCGAACTTCTATACCACACCGCTCATACGCCTCTTCAACGATGTCAGAGACATCAAGATTAAAGTCTCTTGACCCAGAAGTCGCCATTACATTCTTCCTCTAGGTTTGCGAGTAGGAACAGAACCCTGCATCATGTTTCCAAGATTTTGAGCAAATAGCTGCGCTCTTTTCACATCTACATTGCCACCCATCTGGTAACCCATAGCCATGGCTTTGCGAGGGCTGACCACGCCACCATCTTTGTAGCCCTTTTTGTCTTTTTTCATGCCCTTCATGACTTTTTTCTCCTCTTAACGGATTTAACGCGCCTCGGCTTGCCAGCAGGCTGCCCCAGACGCTTCTTCTGGGATATCCTACTCCTTTTTTCGCTTTTAGACAATTCGCTGGCAGTCTTGGGCGTTTTGGATGAAACCCGCTTAGACGGGCGACAATAAGGGACACCACGTTTCTCACCCTTCTTTCTGCCACAAGGCTTGCCAGTGCGGACATCTTTCCATTCTTCCTTAAACCAACGCTTGAGCGCCGCACCTTTCTTTGTCTTACGAACTGCCATCAGGATTGCTCCACTGAACCTCTAGTTCTCTTCCGCCGCTTCGGCAAGACGCATCCGCAACCTCGAGCTACTGCTGTGCCCTTGATAGGTTTCCCTCGGAACTTGCGTTTCGGCTTTGTTTCTGGGACTTTCATTAGTAGGTCTTACCCTTGCGTTTGCTTGTGCTATTTTTAGTTTTAGAACGCTTACTCTTTCCTCCAGTCCCCCAGTTTTTGGCTCCGACCTTTCGGCATTTTGCGATAGCCCCTGAAGCATACGCTGACGGGAAGACTTTATATCTTGCCTTAACCTTTCGATAACATGCGTCCTTTGCCATTCGTCCACCTTTCGTCACCTGCTTACTTGTTTGTGCCCTACTAATTGCCATTATCTAGTTATCCAGAGAACAATCATGCCCCCACAGATAGCAAATAGCTGCGCGAACACGACCATTAGAATCATCCACAGGCGCTGACTTTGTTGAGACAGATCATCCTGCATATGTTTCAAATGGTTGTTTTCAATCGTATCTAATCGAGTGAAAATAACTTTAATGTCGCCTTCCATAGACGAAATAAACTTCCATTGTCTGTCTTCTGTTGAAATATCGGCCATCAGCACTTCCATCGCCTACGAGCCGCGCAAATACGCTTCTTAGGCGTCTTCTTGCAGTTGATGTTATGCATCTTCATCTGCCCTTTTGAACGGCTACAGTATGAAGATCGGCGCTTTGCCGCCTTAGACCCTTTTTTTACTTTGCCTGTAACGGCTGTTTTTAATTTAGAACCGGGGTTAGCTCTACGATACGCAGCCACACCAGCTTTAGTCATTCCCGCTCCAGATTTAGTGGAGCGGAAATTCTTTTTGTTTCGCGCAGGCATTTTTGATGGCTTTCTAGCCATCAGCCGAAGAACCCTGTTATTGATGTAATGTTTGTCAGGGTTACATGACATTCATCATCAAAAATCATACCGTGGTCAGGGATGCTAACTTGCGTGTCGTCTGAAGTGTTAAAAACCATATCTAACAAGGTTGCCCCACCACTGCCGTTCTTAAATACGACCTGTGGGGAACCACTAGACGCGGTCTGTACATAGAAAGCCTTCAGTCGAGTTCTACCACCATTTAAGGTGCCAGTCGCTGTCGCCGTCTTTGCAAAAATAGAAGCAGCCATAGTGCCCTCCTATTAAGCTGTGTCAGAAGTAGTATCAATTCCGAAGAACTTCAGTACCAAGACACCTCCAGCACCAGCAGTACCAGAAATCACAACCTCTACTTCGTCCGGAGTTTCAGTAGCAGCAGTGGTTGTGCCACCAGACATGCCAAGAACACCGTTACAAGGGAAGAAACCTTTGAAACCAGTTGAGTTGAGAGCAACAGTGATGCCGTCAACAAAACCATCTGTATCAGCGTCTGTGCCGATGTCTACAAGGTTGATGTTGTTTGCAGTAGCACCTGTAACAACAACCGCTACACCCATTGGAATGAAGTTGGCAGGAATGCCAATAGACGCTTCTTTGTGAGATGTACCGCTAGCAGCAATCGTAATGCTTGCTGTGTAGGTAGTCATAGAAATGTTGCTGGTCACGGCGCCTGTGGTTGCGTTCTTTGCAACCGCACTGAATCCGTTTTCGGAGCGGACTGGTCCGCTAAAGGTAGTATTAGCCATGTAAATCTCCTGTCGTGGCTAGTGTCAGATCCACACTGGACCTGTCAGGGTAAATCTAGCATACACGAAAAAAAGCGAAGCCGCAATTAAGACGGCTCCGAGTTTAGGGAGGAAACTTACATCGCGTAAGGTTCTTACAGACTAACAGAAAAAAGGGCGGCTGAAAAGCCGCCCTTTACCCAGTATGGAGGACTAGGATCTTTATGCACCTGGTGAACCAAACACACAACGTGGGTCTGAGAAGCCGAAGCTGTAACGCTCACGAGCCTTGAACCGCATGTTGCCTGTGTCGAAGTCTGCTTCCATCTGTGTAGACAGAGGAACACGCTCAAAGTGGACGAAGCCACGAGGAGCATCTGTCAGGACAAAGAATGCATCTGGATCTGTCAGGAAGTCGTTAACGGCGTAACCGTCAGGAAGCATTCCCATTGACCGAAGTGCATTGATGTCGTTGTCAGCAGTACCGACACGGAGGTTTGACACCATCAGACGTTCTGCAACGAACTGGAGCTGACGAGGAATCACCAGCTTAGTACCGCGCAGTGCGACTTTCAGGCCACGCTCATCAACGAAGCCAGCGATGCTGATCAGAGCGTCCTCGAGTGAGGTCTCGTTCAGGTCAGCGGCTGTGCCTGGTTCGTTAGCAAACGTGCTACCGTTTGTAAGCGGATGTGATGCGTCACAGAGTGCAACACCGTCACCGCCAGCAGACGCACCAGCCGTAAACGCATTGTTAAGAATGCTAGCTGCTTTGACCTGCTTTGTGTGTGCCATTGAACGGGCAAGAGCACGAGTGTAGCGAGTAGAGAGACGATCATAGAGATTGTCTTCCACAGCTTCTTCCGTGATTGAAAACGCCAGTGCAATGGTTTCATGGTTGTACCGAGCGGTATATGCTTCGTTGGCATCGTCAAAGTTGACGGCGGAACCTTCCGACTTAGTCGGAGCGGCGCCAAACCCGGAAAGCATGACCTCTTCTTCAAATGCACGATCTGAAGACTCAGTGGTGAAAACTTCGGCGTGCTGGTTTTCGTACCGGTTGTACTCCATGCCAAACAAGGCATTGAGGCCCGGCTCCAGCTCTTTCGCCAGTTGTGCGCGAGAAATAGCCATTTAGTGAGCCTCCTTA